TTGCGCGCCTTGAAAGCACCACATTTTGAACGGCTAGAGCACCACGATCATATGGACCTGGTTCTGGATGCTCAGGTTCTGGTAGATTTCCTTGCAATGTTCTATGCCCATTAAAGGCTGGGTGTGCATATGAGTGTGGTATATAATCCGATGAATCGGGCTGCATAGCCTGGATTGGTTGTTGATTATAAAATTGATGCGGCTGTTGTGCTACCGGTGTTGCATTTGGTTCAAGTACAGGTGGTTTCTTTAGGGCGGGTGGTTGGACCTCAGGAATTTCAGCTTCCTTAAGATCGGCATTAAACTTTCTACGATAGATAGCCTTACCTATAGATGCTCCTAGTGCCGCTGCTCCCGCTGTCATAACACGAGAGATTGGACCATCAGCATCGATATTCTTATGGTAATGAGCAAAGTCCTGAGCAAGATTGCGCTTCATATGAGCTTCCCGAGCCTCAGAATCCTGTTGGCGTTTTTGTACGGCATCCATGGCTCTCTTGCGCATTATTTTATCCTGAAGATCATTCTGTAGAGAAGGCTGAGCCCTTTGATTTACTTGATTGATTTTAACTTCAGGTGCTACAGGTTTTTGTCGCGCTATAGGAGGAGGAATTGTAGCTGTAACTGACCATGATGGCTGAGCTTGCGCTTTTACAGGTGTTCCTTTTGGTTGTTCGGATGCAGGTTTTTCCGGTTCCTTTTCATCCTTATCTTCTTTGGGAGGACCGTTTGGTTCAAACTTCTTAAGTTCTTCTGGAGATAAAGCGGGTCTTAGTCGGTTTTTACCGGCCGGGGTTAGTTTATTCCAATCATCAGCCGTAAAAGCCTTGCTATTAGATTCTTGTAAGTCTTCTTGAATTCCAATGGATTGGAAAGGAACTGATATATACTTGTTAATCTTATCTGCCCAATAAAGGGCAACTTTTTCCCCGCCAGGAAAAACTCGAATTGCTCGACGCTTTAAGATTAAGAGAGGTGGAATGCGGGTGATATCCACATCCGTCATTCCTTTAAAACCGGAAGAAGCAGCGGCAATGCCGGCATCCTCGGAAATTAATTTTTCTACCAAATCAACCAAGGCATTATGCTCGGCTGGTGATTGGCGTAGATTACCACGATCCATAGCCCTATTGATCAAGGTTACTTCATTTTCCTTAAGCAGACCCGAACCAACCAAGGTGGTTAGTTTATTTGTAACTGGCTGTGCGGTTTGAATCTGCTTAAGAGACTTCATTTATTTCTTATCGCCCAAAAAGGTTTTACCAACTTCAATCTTACGTTCTTCAAGCTTTCCGATGGCCTTATCGGTCAATGCTGCATTGAATTGCTGTTTCATGATATCGAGTTTACCTTCGTGGAGGGCTGCAATTGCTGCCTTAACTGTCATGAGTATCTCCTATTATTTAATATATTTATGTTATTGGGTATCTACTTCACAATTATAGATATACATGTCCAGAGTATTATCTGGGCTCTGATAGGTTCCAACCATTTTTGTTGGGCCGGAAACAACTTTCACCTTCGATCCACGAGGCAGGATGAATTCACCTTGACCTGGGGTGGATGAAAAATTGTCAGCCAGCATACCTTTTGATCCCTTGGGAATATGCATCTGAAATAATGTGCCTCCACCATGAGTCGGATCGACTTGAGATATTGCTGTCTCAATATTCAGGGTGGTTGATCGGAAACCTTTAAACTTAACTATGGATCCGGGAGTTAATTGGTCCGTACTAAGATTATCCGAAACAATGGAATATGCAGTAACATCCTTTGGGGTTTTACTCTTATGGAGGGCAGAATCCAAAGATTTTACTAATTCTGGTGTATGATCGTCAGGGGTTAATGGTTGAATTTTATCAGCCTTAATACCCGTTGGTAGAGAATTTAAAACCGCATTAACTGAGGCATAATTGGCATCTGTATAAGATTTTAAAGCTGATAGCTCATCATTGGTATATTTGGTTGGTTGATAGGCCTTATTAAGGTCCATCATATCCTGCCCGACAATTGGTTTTAATTGTTTGGCTAGATTACCGAAATCATTACCTGATTGAGCCACATAAGTATTGGTACGTACTGCCTTGTTAAACGGAACCAATTTTCCGTCTTGGACAATATGGGTAACTTGTTGTGTGTGAGGGTCTTCATATCTTCCAAATCCAACGTATTGTAATCCAAGTGACTTAGCTTGAGCCGCTGGATCGGTTGCTTCGGATAGGAATTCACTTAAGCGTTTCATCTTTTTTCCGGTGACTCAATATCTTCTGGGTTGATCATGTATTTTGATTCAGGAGGTAGCCCATTATCATCCTCATTATCTTGTTCCTGATTAGGAGGTTCATAACCTGGTGGTTGACCTTGAGGGGCCATGCCACCAGTAGGATCAACTGGATTACCTTCTGAATCGATTGGGTTACCATTTGAATCCATTGGAGGAGCTAATTGGGATTGCTCATCTTGAATTTCTTGATTAATTTCCTCGACTTCATCGTCATCGAGACGGAGAATATTCTTTTGTACATAAGCCATTGAAAGGTATTTACCAACAAATGGATCGGCTTGTGCTAGAAGTTGTAGGCGATTTGATAGGAGCTCCGCTTCCTTTAACTCGGTGAAGTTATTATCTTTAAGGAAATCATAAAAAATATCTTCTTTAAATTCATTCCATTCTTCTACGGAACAAATCTTCTTAAGTACCAATTGAACTCGCATGATATCATCGAATAAAATGGAAAACCTACTACGTAATTTTTCCACATATTTGGTGAACTTAAGTTCATCGCGTGTGATTTCGGTTGATCGACCTAGAGAAAATCCATTTTGTGGATCGAGGCGACCAATAGGAACACCTAGAGATTTATAAAGTTTACGTTCAAAATAATGGACGTCCTCTATATCTCCCAGGTTTTGGCCAGCAGGAAGGGTATCAATTTCCGTACCACGCGAACCTTCGCGTCGGGGAAGCCAGAAGTCTTCAAGCATTGACATATGCTTTCGGTCATCACGGATTTCACCGGTGGTTGAGTCATAGACCAACTTATTACGGTATTTGGTCATGATATCTTTTAGATATTGCTCGGCCTTAATGGTGGGCATATTTCCAACGTCAACATAGAAAATTCTACGTTCGGGAGCACGGCTTAAACGATAGATAACCGTAGCATCCTCGACCATTCGAAGATTGTTGAGTGGTTTGATAGCTTTATGGAGATAGGAGAGAACCATGGCTCTCTTGGAGTCCATGAGACCTGAGTTGACATTAACGATAGCATCTGTGGCAATTTTTGCACCCATATTTGATTGAGTACCAATTACACCACGTTCATTATACATATAATATTCAACGGTCTTTTTGATGATTTCCATACCGGTACGTTGGTCAATACCTTTTTCGATTTCGCGAACCTTACGGATACGGCGAGGATCAATATATCGGATTTCCTGGATACCTTCCGCCGGGCGTTTATCATCAATAATTAAGTGATAGAACATACGCCCATCAATATACCAACGTCGGAAAATATCTGACCCCATATTACCAAAATTAAGCAATTTGAGGATGTTTCCGAATTCGTCCTCAATTGCTTTTTTGACTGATTGAGGTTGTTTGAGATTATCTGTAATAATATCAACGGAATGCCCCGAATCTTCCATAACTATGGCTTCATTGACAATATCGTCAACAGCCGATTCAATTTCAGGTTGCATGGCCATTTCACGATATCGAGTAATTAACTCAATTTCGTTTCTGACTATTCCGTCAAGGTCTACGTAAGTTCCATAATATGATCCGGATTGGATAGTAACGGCACCATCATCACTCTGAGGGAGTGCGAAAGTCTTGTTTTCATCCGGTTTATTAATAGGAGCCTTACGTAACTCGAATCCAAAGATAGATACCAATTTATATTTCCTTGCCTACAATTCGCCTTGATTCCCATGATTTAATGGCGGCTATTTTACGTTTTTCCCGACCATTAATAATTTTTAATTGCCCTTCCGGGCTGGCCCAATATGCTATATGACTAGCGCTCATTTGAGTTTTAGTTTCAGAGGAATGTACATGACCTAGATGACTAGTATTTCCTTTAACCTTTTCGGAAATCTTACGTTTAGACTCTTCCGAAAAAGGTTTTCCTAATCGTAATTTGGTACCTTTCATTCTTTCTGACATTTTTTGATGAGCTTCGGTGGAATGTTTATATCCCGAAACTCCATCACCACCTTCAGTTAAATTGTACCCTTTGGATCTATCAGTTGTTTCGAATAAATTGATAAAATAAGGCTCCATGCGATGGAGAGTAAGATTCTTATCCTCGCTTTGATATTCAATCGTCCAGATGAATTTATTCCATCCATCGTGCCTAATTGCCGTATGAAAATATCTATCGGATTTATGTGTTTCGGCAAGATATTTGTGGTCTTTTTGTCTTTGTGGCCAATTACTATCAAATCCAATATAACTTTTTCCATTTAAGGTATTGGTAGCCTTATAAATGGTGAACATTATATTCTGCTCCGGTTAAAGATTAGAATACCGGAACGTTATATTGAGGGATTGCACCACCATTACTTGCACTAACGGTGGAAACTTCCCACCACTGATACGCAAACGTTACGGCATATTCCTCGATGGTATCATTTGCCGACCAATCAACTTCAATAGGTGAAACGTCAATTGGGAAGATACCAATAAAGTTATATGACTTTAGAGGTGTACCATCCTTACCATACTGGAGAACAGTGGCTTGAGTGGTGTAACCTAGAGGAGAATCGAATGAAGGATCACGTAAATTTCCTCGGTGAGAGTTGATTCCATTAAGCCAAAGTTCAAAGGCATTACGGACTTTGAAATCTTCGTCATTTAGAAGGGTAACCGTCCACTCAGGGAATGTACGGTTACCTGCAAACTTCAATTCTCTACCAAAGTAGTTAACGGGAATAGGGTTTACGGTTGAACCTGGAAGTTGTGCGGCTCGACAAAAGAATGTCAACTGTGACGACACACCAAGAGCATCCGCCGTTCCAGCTAAGGCTAGACCTGGAAATGTTAGTGAAACCTCAAACAGATTCGGTCTGGCACCATCCAGTGCCATTGCCGACCTAAAATCTTGTAGTGTAAAAGGCATATCTTAACTCCTTGTATTTCTTGGATTATTTATGTGGCGTACTAACTCAGAACTTTCCTACCACTTCGCTAAAGTCAACACCAGTACCAACAGCCACAAAGTTCAACTGGATAAAGTTGATTGAACGGGCTGGCTTGATGTAAATGTCTCCAACAAACTGGTTAGAATCGATAACTTGTGGTGTGTTATTGGTTTCATCGCAAACCACTCGGAAATCAAAGATACCACGACGGCCCTGGACGTCCCGGAGGAATGGTTCCACCAAAGAAACGAATTGAGCACGAGTGAAAGCATCGTTGAATTCGAATAGTGAGTACTTTGCCGCTCTTGAAATTGCCTTTTCCAGAACAATGAATAGACGACGAACATTAATACGGTCGAAAGCCGATGGCTTGGACTGTAGGGTCTTATCACCATATAGAATTGTTCCGTTACCTTGGAAGGTGACAACCGGGTTAACACCATTATTGTAAAGAGTATCTCGGTCAGTTTTTGTTGGGTTCCAAGATAGTTTTGTTACATTGAGAACACCACCGCGGTTGAAACCGGCTGGTGACCACCATGCATCACGCTGGTAATCAGTACGAACACAGAGACCTGCCATATCACCGTTAAGTGGGACCCAACGGAAGACAGAGTTATACTTGTCATACATGTACTTCCATCCAGAATCCATAAAGGCATAAGATGAAGTTGTGTAGGTGTTTCGGTCAGCAACAACAGAAGTTGCCTCGTTTCCTACATTATTGACAACCGATGCACGGAGAGGAGAAGCAAAGACCACACAGTCTCGACGGTTTCCAGCAATATTATCAATGACATAGTTAACGGTATTAGCACCGAAATCTGAGGTCAAAACGAGTGAAACGTCCACGGTATCTGGGTTACGGAATAAATCATAACCCTGGTTAACGAGACCAGAAGATGACATATTGAAGGTACCATTGGTTAGGCTTGATGTATAAGCTACGTTATCACCAACACCATATACAACTGATCCTCCGGCCGATGCCGATCCCCAATTTGCGGCATTCGCTAGCCCAATGCCTGTATCCGGATGTGACAACCACCAGATGTACTTTGATTTTTGGTTGATTTGGTTAACATAGTAATTTGAAGTACCATCGTCATTAATTGCATCGGATGCCTTTGAAACGAAAGCAAACTTTTCTAGGACGGTATTGGCCGTCCCCGTGAATCGACCATCCTGGTCAACCACGACAACATGCAATTCGTCATTTGAACCACCATTATTTGATACGTAAGTTGATGTGGTTGGAGGGCCCTGGAAATAGCTAGACCATGACCATGAAGTAAAGGCTGAGGTATTTGGACCAGGGAAAACTGAAACCTGCAAAGAGTTACCAATGTCTCCAGGCCATTTAGCTGCCCACATACCATGAGTATTAGCACCACCAGAATAATTTTCATTATAGTCAATATTATTCTGGATGGTAGCACCGGCACCATTGGCCACGGCGTTTAACATTGTCGGAGTACCATTTGCTCGGACAATTTGCAAATTCTGCCCATATGCTAGGAAAGAAGCAGCCGTAAAGAAATCCACGAAATTGTTTTGGTTAGGTTCACCGTATTGGTTAACTAGATCAATTTCTGATGAAACCGTATGGATTTCATTGACAGGTCCCCAAACGAAATTACCCACCATACCGGCATTAGTGGTACCAACGGCTGGGACGATGGTGGTCAGATCAATTTCTGAGAAATTAACGCCCGGAGAAATTTGGAAAACCATTATTAATACTCCTTTTTGTAATTGTATATACTGGTTTTATTTAGGATTTTGTGTTTTTTCAGAGGGTTGGACCCCAGTTGAAGTCATCGAATGGGTATCTCCGTTTAATGTCTTCTTTCCAGATATCTCCGTCAACATCCACTAAAAATTCGTCCTGGAGACCATCATCAATGATACCGAAAGGTACAATATTGATATCTTCTATCCGGTATTGTTCATCTTGTAGAGCTTTTCGGATATCATTATTGACAGATTGTTTGAACATTTTCTGTGCAGCCAACCATGCAAAGTTGACCAATGTCATGGCCAAGTCATCATGATTTCCTTCTTCCGCCGCGAAAGTTTGTTTGGTTTGGGTGAAGGTTTGTAGTTCGAGAATGGTATCCTCATCTTGGACAATCAATTTATCATTTTCAATCAAAGTTTTGAGGTTGGCGCAACCAATACGTTTGGTTTGGACGCTAGTTTTTAAACCATTTTGAATGGCTGTCTTAAAACCTGATGAAACTTCCTGACCATTACGCCCTCCTCGTTGAATCTTCAATAATCCAGCATACTCTAAATCGTTATGAAGGGTATCAGCAACTTGGAGACCTATGGTATTGATTTCAACTAATACAAAGGCTTCATTGTACATATTAGCATAGGCATAGATAACCGTTGGGAAAACCATGGTATTCATCTTATTGCTCTGGTACCTGGCCACTTGGACATAAGGAATTTTTGATACATCAAAGATAGAAAATGTTGAATAGTCTAATCCAAGCCCTTCGGATACGTCCACGATAATAGCATATACATGATCGGGTTCAGGTAGATTGAAAATGTGCATGGCTTTCTTACCATGTTCATCTTCATCCTCTCGGGTTTCTACTGGGGTGATGGCTCGCATTGAAATAAGCTTGGCCGCCGAAATAAGCGTATTTGTACTTCCAATGAATTCTGTATTGAACTCTTGTCGGAACTGTTCTTCCGAGGTGTTTTCAATAGTTTCCTTCTTCCAGACCTCATCACGCCCAGGCACATCCCACCAATTAATTTCGATGGGAATATATGAGTTTTCTTTTTCAACGGCCTTTTTCCATATGGAGTGGAAAAGGTTAAGACCTAGTGGGGTAGAAACAATGATAACCTTGGTGTTTTTACCAGATGAAATTGTAGGATAAGTTGAATCAAAGAAAGCTTTAGCTATACCATTAGGAACGTGAGCAAACTCGTCAAGGAATAGAATATTGAAGGTTTTACCACGGACAGAAGCACCTGAGGTTGCATCTGCAATTGCAAGTGAACCATTTGAGAATTGAATAGATCCTTTATTCCATTCCACCACACCTTGCTGTAGGAACCTAGGAAGATATTCAAAAGCAAGTTGCAATCTTGACATGATTTCTCGGGCTGTGCTGGCCTTATTAGCCAAAATAGCAACTCGCCCAAATTCATTAAATAGTAAAAAGTGTAGAAGATATGCCACGGCTGTAGTTGTCTTACCAACCTGTCTAGGCAATTTACATATCGTGAAACGGTTATTATGGAAGGTATTGATCATGTTCTCCTGGAATGGATACATGTCAAAATTGGTTAGACCATTATCCAATGTAACGATCTTAATGTAATTCCTAGAAAAATAAACAGGATCATCCATACACTTTTTATATTCATCTAACTCCTGTTGAGTGTATTGATGAATGTAACCTTCTTTAGGTAAGTTCGGATTGGCGTGATATCCACCGTTATTGGGATTGGTTGCCATTGTCTTTCAATTGTTTTAGAAGTTCTGATGGAGTACCAACAAACACCGCCTTTTCAACGTTGATTGGAGTTTGACCTTGGGTTTGTGGTTCTGCGAGGGCTTTGGTTTCTCCTTGCAATCCATACAAATCTTTTGTGGTTTCTGCTATGGTTTTCATCATTGTAGCCAGAACCTCATAGGCTCTTGGTGATTCTAGGTCTTTTGCTAGTTGTGAGATATTATCAATAGCCGTTGACCCTTTAGTAATAATTGTTCTGAGGGTATTTCGGCTAAGTTTATAATCAGCATCCTGATCTTCATTGATTACCAAAGGGGCATGAGTAGCCACCACAGGAAGTTCCGGTGGGACAGTAATAACCGCGACTGGTTTGGTATTTTCTTTAGGTACCTCGGTATATTCAATATCAAGGGCATCTGCTATGGTTTCTGACATTAGGTATTAGGCCATTCTGTTATCGTTGTAGTATATCCATAATTTGAATTTGGTAGAGCCGTGATTGGATTAGGAACAATGTCAATATTGACCAATTTGAGAGGATTGGCATCGAAACTCAACAATTCATATGCAGCATTGGTTGAAACTGCTTGGATCAGATCATTTGCTTTGAAAGTGCCCTGGACACCTCCTAATTGTAATTGCCCAGTTCCTCGTATCCATGATAGAACTTGCCCATATGCCGTTGCATTGTTATATTGGCTACCCACATAAACAATATCCCCAACCTTGTAATCCCCATTATTTCCTGCATAGGTATTAATGCGAGTGATATAACCAGATTCAATGGATGGATCATTATAAATGTTTGTGATAACCTCGCGAATGATCTTAGGTGTTTGAATTGGTCCCCAATAATCAACCTGCATATTGAAATTGAATGTCCAATAGACTATTCGGATAGATTCATTATCACCTTCATATTGAACCTGGTAATCAACCGATTCAAGCGTTACAGGTATATCCTTCTTGATACCAACCGTGGCATTAATTTCTGCATATGGTGTATGGGTCGGATTAAAGAAGGGTAAAATCTGTTCGATGATTTGATAACCATCATCAATATTACGTGCATAGACAGCAAGCTCAAATGTTAAATCCCATGGAACACCTTGATATTGTGTTACCAGCCCAGTTGAGGTATTTGCCTTACCTATTTTAAGTAATTGATTTTGTTTACGAATAGGAGCCGGGCTCATTCCGACTAGATTATATGATAATCTAGGAAAAGTCAGGGATGTTTCCTTCTGAAAATTAGGGTCTTCTAAGGAACGAGTAACATACTTTTCCTTAGGTGCATAGACGATAGGCACGATATATCGTTCAAGTTCCGTCGAATCGGGCTTGGTACGAACAAGAGTTATGTTATTGAAAATGTTACCAAAAAGTACCGTATATTTACGGGTCAACTGATTATAAAAAGGTCTATTGGTGAGCATTATGGTTCTCCAAAGACATTAGGATCAGAAGTGATATCAATAAAGGTATTTGCTTCTGTTTCCACAACACGGTTATCGTATATATCATATGGTGCCAGAGATTCGAGAGTTTCTTCTGTGGTGGCCACATAAGATGTATTTGAGGTTACACCAACCACAGCAACATTAGTCGTTATATCACCTTGAACATTTTGCACCTTAAGAATCTTTTGGACTGGGTTCCAGTCAACAGATAAAGCGGAAAAAGTTGGATTTGTTTGGGTACCTTGATAAACATTTTCACCTATGTTGTAATTACCTGAACCTGTACCGAGATAAATTTCGGCTGTATAGGCATTATTGGTTTGAACCGCATCCACTTCTTCGATTCCTGTGTCGATATTTTCATTGCTATAACGGAAGGTTTCACATTGACATTCATAGATATAGGCATTGAACTTACCCAAGGTATAGAACATGCGTTTTTCTTCCACAAATTTGATTTCAAACATCTTTTTCATGGAATTGACATAGATCAAGTCACCTTCCCTTGGGCGGGTTCTGACCTTGGCTGGGACATATCTCTGAAAGGTTGGAGTGGCTACCGTTAAGATGGCATTATCACGCATTTCCATACCAAATTTGGAGAAGAATTCACCATCACCACCAAATTGAGTAACAGTTCCTATATACATTTCAAGCGTATAAGCCTTATCGAATTTCGATAAAGTATCTTCACCAAATAAACGGTCGATATTACCATAAGATTCACGGGGAATATATTGGACATCCGCACCATTAATACGAATAGCCTCAGCAGCTATGTCCTGAAAGAGCCGCTGTTCGGAGGTAGTAGCTGGATTTACGTTGCGGAAATAATTTGATACGCCCATTTAGCCTACAAGGAATTGTGGTGGTTCTTGGAAGGAAGATCGAATGTCATCTTCAATTTCCTTAATCTCATCAATGGCTTCATTATAAATTTGTTGCCCATTCATGGATACTCCACCTGGAAGGACCATTCCCTCGAACTTTTTCATGTTGGTGCCCCATTGCTTCTTAATATAAGCGGTGGCCAATCTTTTGAGCATTCGGTCGTTATAAACCGAGGTATATGTATCTGCATTAATTTCTGAGAAACCTTCAATAACGATCCAGGTTCCGGCCGGTACTCTGGTAGCCCATTCCCAGTCAATATAAAGAATATGAGTGTGCTTATTGAAGCGAATAGGAACGTCACCGATGAATAACATATCCAACGTAGCCAAGTGCTGCATAATGATTTCATATCCAACATAGGAAGTAGATGTGAAGGTTGGAAGGTCATTAAGTCGAATTTGATAATTGATATCGAACATATTTCCGATATTATTATTCTGGGATTGTCGGAAAATACGGGTCACCCCAATGTAATCTCCCGGGATAGTTATATATTTGTTAGTAATATCAACGGCTTGGACCTGATACGGAATATAATTCCTTTCGGTTCCTTCAAAATTAAATTCACGGAAAAACTGAAAAGCCTGGTCTATTTGATCATCGACCTGATCATCATCTACGTTGATTTCAACAACTGGGAAACCTAGTTGTCTAAGGCACCAATTCTTTAAATCACTTCTACTTGCTGGTGTTGACATTTTGCTTCCTGGTTAAAAATTTCTCGAAACTTATTGCATCTGATTTTCCAATCTGGAAGGTCCGAATAAACATAAAGAATGTCAGAGATACAAAGAAATTAACATTCAGAACTCGGCACGCTTCATAAAAAATACCATCAAAGATTAATTTGTTGACGGTGGGGTATGTTTCATATAGATAATCATGTATAACGGCCGCTTTCGCCCATGGACCATCCGGTCGGAAAATATAATTGAATGGTTTAGGAATAGATGCAAAATCTGTTATAAACCCCACTGGTACTGTAACTACATCAAACGGTGAATCTAGGTCTCCAATATTATACGTAAAACTTTCGGTCACCCTATAGAGTGGTAGATTAAATCCGCTGCCGGATGTTTTTCCTGTGGGTTCATAGGCCAAGGGGGTCGTAAAACTCGACATTATTTGTAATCCTTGGCGGTCATCCACATATTGGCCAAATTCTCCGTAGGAATATTTAGCATACTCATGAGTAATTGTGTCTCAGGATGCTCCCAATGTATGACTGTGGAATAATTCCACCATACCGTAGCTTCCTGTTGGAGTTCCGCACTAGGTAATTTGCTGATAACATTAGCTACATATGTCATAGCCACATTGTTTCGGACTAATCCTAGACGTAATTGACTAGGAGTAAGAGGAAAATCTGCCGGACCTAAAGTCTTATATGTCCAAATTTTCTGAGCTATTCCATTAGCCGAATCAATATTATATGAAAATGTATCGATCACCTGGTTTGAATTGATGGTTGGCCGAATCTCCTGGAGAGGCATGGTGGTTCCATCAGGAACATTAATGGTTACACTACCAAGGTCCTCATCCCCGATAATTACTCCGGAGGTATTCAATATAGCGATTTTTCCAGTAATTTGAGCCATTATTGTTTTCCGTAAATTGTTTTGATGGCTTTCATGGTATTAGCCATAGAGATAAATTCATTCGAATTTACCCCTT